AAAAAATAAACTTGTAACAAAATTTTTAATGAACACATTTTAAGACTCGGGTTCGAACCCCGACAACTCCACCAATCTAAAAAAAGACAAAGAAGAAATATGGCACAACTTTTAATTAGAAGTATAGAAATTATTACATGTTTTTTCATTATAGCAGGCATAATCAGACATTGGTAATTGGTAATTGGTAATTGTTAACTGGTAATTAATTTAGTAAAATTATTTGAACTTATTTGAACTTATTTGAACAAATTTGAACTTATTTGAAGATAATTGTACTAAGTTAATAATAAAAATTATTAACAAAAATAACTAGAATCCAAAGGAAAACAAATGGAAATGACAAAATCGAAGAAAATTATATTCGGAGTAATTTTAATAATTGCTGTAATTGCAACTATTATAAATGTAACTTATAGCGTAGCACCAAGCACTGAAGCTGTTGAAGCTGTTGAAGCTGTTGAAGCACCAATTGAAGTGGTTGAAACTGTAGAAGCTGTTGAAGCACCAATCGAAGTGGTTGAATCTTTCGAGACAATTGAATATTAAAAATTACATTTAAACTTAGTTTAATATTAATATGATATAATAATACATCTAAAAAATAAAGGTGTAACATGGATATAAACTCAGCAAAAAAAGTTATTAAAGCAGCTTGTTTAGCAGATGATACTGTAATAATTGAAGGTGTACACGGTATTGGAAAATCTGATATTGTAAAACAATTCGCAAAAGAAAATGATTATCATATTGAAGAGTTATTTTTATCACATCAAGAAGTTGCAGATTTAATTGGTATTCCTCATATGATAGAATATAATGGAGTAGCCGTAACTACCTGGTCAGTTCCAATTTGGTTACAACGAATGAATGAGGCAAATGCAAAAGGTAAACATTGTATTTTATTCTTAGATGAGTTAAATAGAGCTCCAATTGATGTAAGACAATCCGCACTTCAACTTGTTCTTGAGAGACAAATACATGAGCATAAATTACCTATATTAAACGGTGTACGAAGTACAGTAGTAGCAGCAATTAACCCAGCAGACGATTATCAAGTTGATGAACTTGATCCTGCATTATTGGATAGATTTTTACATATTAAAGTTGAACCAGATGTAAAAGCATGGTTAAATTGGGCAAGTACAAAAAATGTTAATAGAGTAATTTGTGATTTTATTACAGAATATCCAAATAGATTACATTTTACACCGATAGACGGTGGAATCGGTGCAACACCAAGATCATGGACAAAATTAGGTAATTTTATTGATTTACAAAAACAAATAGATAATGATATTTTATTTCAGATAATTAAAGGTAAAATTGGGACAGAAATTGGAGCTCAATTCTTCTCATTTCTTAGAAATTATTCAGATGTTATTAAAATAGAAGATATTGAAAATATTGTAAAAATTGAATCTAAGAATACTAATGATATTCAAGAAATTGCCGATAAGATATATATTTTAATTGAAGGCACTGAATCTATTAAAAAAACTGAACTAGCTGAACAATTAGCTGAGAAGTATATGAATAAAACTAATAAAAATATATTACCATTTTTAGCTTACCTATATTCACTTGATGTAGAAATTGCACATGGATTTTTGAAAATCTATAAATCAGATAAGTTAGATGAGTATATGCGATTAGTTGAAATTGATGATAAATTAAATGATAAAAAATTATTTAAAAAATTTGTAAAATTAATAAAATAATTTATATTAAAAATTCAATAAAAAGGAAATAATATGTTAAAAACATTTACAGAAGAAATTAAATCTTCACAAGAAGGATCATATCTAGTAAAATTTGGAGCATCCTGGTGTGGACCTTGTAAACAACTTGAAACAATTATGGAAGCAATAGTTGAAGAAGGTTATTCAGTATTTGAAGTAAATATTGATGAAGAACAAGAACTTACAAAAAAATATGAAATTAGAAGTGTACCAACTACGTTAATTTTCAAAAATAAAGAACTAGTTCAAAGAATTATTGGAATAAAATCAAAACAAGAATTAATTAATTTATTAGGATAAAAATGGAAGATATAGTAAAAAGTCAAGCAGTAAAGATAGGTGAAAAATATTATGATATCAACACTGTTACAGAATTAGCTGTAGCATTATTAAAAGATATTAAAAAAATTGATGATGAGATTAGCAGAGTTAATTTGAAACTATCTATAACAAAATTAGCAAAAATCAAATTACTAGACGAATTAACAAAAGAATTACCAAAAATGACAGAAGTACTAGCACCTGAAACTAAAGAAATAAAGGACTCTGAATGATTAATGTACCAAGTGTAATAGAAACAATAGGTCGTAGCTCACGTGCATTTGATTTACCTACAAAATTACTTCAAGATAGAATCATTTATCTTGGAGAAGACGTTAATGAGGAAACATCTAACTCTATTATAATGCAATTACTTTGGCTTAATGCAGATGCACCAGGTAAAGAAATTGATTTTTATATTAATAGTCCTGGTGGATCTGTTTATGATGGTCTTGCAATTAAAGATGTAATTGATAATTTAAAATGTAAAGTTAATACTATAGGGTTGGGAATATGTGCATCTATGGGAGCATATCTATTATCAGCAGGTACTGGTGAAAGAAAAGCAACTAAAAATTGTAGAATTATGATCCATTCAGTGTCATCAGGTACAAGAGGTACTATTCATGATATTGAAATTGATTATAAAGAAACCAAATATCTTCAGGATAAATTGATGCAAGATATCACTGATTTTTCCAAAGGTAAATCTTCATTAGAAACAATAATAGAGAAATCACAAAGAGATTGTTATATGTCACCAGAAGAAGCTATTGAATTAGGATTGATAGATATTAGAATATAAATAATAGAAAAAGAGGTAATATAATGGGAAATTTCAGAGATATACTTGAATCACTAGATGTGGATTTTCAAAAAAGAGATGATGAGCTTGATGAAACTGTTTCTGTACAAGATTATGTTGATAATAGACTTGCAACTGAATTTAAGAAAAATGGATTTAATTTAACTAAAAATAGTTTTACTAAAAAAATGGGATATAGTGTTTGGTCTCTTGAAGATAATTACGAAGTAATCAATGATGGCGTTGGTATTAAAATAAAAAAAGATGGTAAAGAGATAGAATATTTCGATAAACCAAAATTAAGTTATAAAGATGCTGTTGAATTTCTTTCTAAAGAAATTATGAATGAGTCTAAAAAACTTCAAAAACTTCAACCAAAAGATTTTAAAAAAGGTGATAAAGTAAAATGGTCATCAGCTTTTAATTCACCTGAGAAAGATATGGAAGGTGAAGTTATTGGATTTAAAGATCATGAAGATTATAAAAACGGTTATTTAATAATTAAAGGTTCTGATAAAAAAGAATATAAAAAAATCTTCAGTGGTGTAGTTAGAGTTGATGAAGCTGTTATCCAATCACAAGTTCAAAAAGTAAGAGGTGTTCTTGGTAAACCTTCTTCAACTAGTTTAAGAGGAAATGCGGAAATAGCTGTTTGGAAATTTAAAGATGGATCATATATTGAAGTAGATGACAGAGAAACTAGAATTTATTATATGGATAAGAATAGAGGTGTTATTGATGTATACCTAACTGCTAATAAAATGAAAACAGCACTATTTCAAAGTGGATTATTAGAATCAACTGAAGATTTGATGGAATAATTGATAAAGAAGATTAAGAAATATAATAAAAGAAGACATGGTATACAAACCAAATTTGATATAAAGGAATCGAGAAATCGGTTCCTTTTTTAGTTTAATCTTAGTTTAAACTTATTTAGATATAATACATTATGAATAAATCTAAAATAAAGGAAAGATATGGAATTATTTGAAAGTGCATGGAAAGATGGATTTAAATTCTTTAAAAGAGAATTTAATAAAGAGACAAAAAAATCTTCAAAAGTAGAAATAAAAACAAAATACGAATGGTATATTCCTCTATCAACAGGAAAGTATGAATTTATTTTAGATCCTACGATTAAATTAGAAAAGATAGAATCATTTGATGTGAGGAGAGGTAGAGATGAGTATGGTTTTCTTGATCCTATATATAAGAATATAAGAGAAAATCATTGGAATAAAGATTTATATAATCAAAATCCCCATATTTGGTATCTAGATATAGAAACTAGATCTGGTCAGGTGAGTAAAGGGTTTCCTGTTCCTGAAAAGGCTGCTGAACAAGTTTCACTTATTCAGATATTTGATAATTATAATGAAACAATGTTTATTATAGGTTTAAAAGATTGGAAACATGAAAATGATTTTGAATTTAATTATAAAGTAAAGTATTTAAAATGCACAGATGAGGTTCATTTATTTAAAGTATTTTTTGAATTATTTAAAAGACTGGATCCTTTGATTGTTTATGCTTGGAATGGATCCAGATTCGATTTTCCATATTTAATGAATAGAAGTACAAAATTAGGTTTCGAGTTGAAAAACTTCTCTAATTATGGTAATTCTTATATAACAGAAAAAGAATTTAATGGAAATATAGAGTTTAAAATAAAAATCGATGGCCATTTTTTCTTGGATCTTATGGATGTTTATAAAACATTTGTATATAAAGCAAGATCTTCATATTCATTAGATAATATTTCACAACTCGAGCTTGGAAAAACAAAAATACAACATACAGAGTATGCTGCTTTTGATGATTTCTATACTGGAAAATATATTATTCCACTGAAACCAACAGATGAGCAAAAAAACTCAAAAATTTATAATGAAGCAATAAATGGAAATTGGGATGAAGTAAAAGAATTAGCACATAGTGAGTTTGTTTACTATGGTGCAACAGATACATATCTTATCAAGATGATAGATGATAAATTAAAATTTACTTCTCTGTTAACTATGATTGCTGATAAAATGGGAGTATTGATTTCTGATACTATGAGTACAGTTAAACCGTGGACACATTTTATTGGTAATAGAGCTATTCAGAATAATAAAGTTATGCCACCAAGAAAAGAAAGAGACGATTCACCTCATATAGTTGGTGGTTATGTAAGAGACCCACAAATCGGAAAACAGAAATGGGTTATTTCAGCCGATGTTAATTCAATGTATCCTCTTTTAGGAATGGTTGGTTTTAATAATTCACCAGAAACTTTTGTTGCTATCAATAAACTAGAGCCTGATTTAAGAGATATAATTTTAACATATTTTAATGACCAAGATGAGGCAAGAAGATTTGAGATTCCTGAAGATAAATGGTTATTAACTGAGGAATTATTGAAAAAATATAACTTATCACTAGGAATAAATGGTGCATTGTTTACAAGAGACTTTAAAGGAATGATTCCAGAATTAGTTCAAGAGATATATGACACCAGAAAAGATTTTAAAAAGATAATGTTTAAATATCAGCAACAAAAGGTTCTAATTAATGAAATATTAAAAGAAAAGATAGTATAATTGCAAAAGGAATTAATAATGAATTTAAAAAATGTACTTGAATATGATGAAAATGAATTAAGAAATCTTAATATAGAGTCACTTAATAAACTTCTTAAAGAGGCTGAAATGATGGAATCATTATATGAGGTAAAACAATTAGTTAATAAGAGGTTAATGAATGCTTTATATGGAGCTTTAGGAAATGCAGCATTTCCATTATTCAATGAAAAAATGGCAGCTGCTATCACCGGAAACGGAAGATTCTTTATTAGGAACCTTTCTAATTTTATAGAGAACCGTTTACAGTCTTTAAAACCATCTAAAATACCATATATTATCTACAACGATACTGATTCTTGTATTGGTTCAACATTAATAAAAACTGAAAATGGTAATATACAGATTCAAGATTTATATGATAATCTTCAAGGTAAAATTGAAATTAGAGGTTGTGAAAATTTTGTTAAACATATAAATTCTGAAATTAAAGCTGCATCTGTTTCTTTAAATAAAAAATTAGAATATAATAATATTACATATATAATGAAACATAAAGTTAAAAAACGAATGTTTAAAATAAAATGTAATGGTGATGAAGTTACAATTACAGAAGACCATTCAATGATGGTTTTAAGAAATAATGAATTAATTGAAGTTAAACCATCTGAAGTTAAACCGCA